AAGACGCACTCAAAATAAACAAAATCAAAGACAAAGCAGAACGAGCCGCAGCACTCGACTACTATAACAGTCTTCAATACAATGTGGACAATGTAATTACTAATGTACCTACTGCTTTAGGGCTATCTAATGTAGTTCCAGATACTTTGGCACATCCTCTAATTGCCCCTGCACCCGAAGCAGAAAAGGGGAAGCGCGACAAACCTAAGTGGACTAATTATCGGACTCAAGCTGCCTACTCAAAACCTAAACTAAAACAAAGTGCTGATTTCTTTCTGCCATTGGTTGCTCCTGCTATAGGTATTGTTGGTGCTGGCTATGGATTATATCGTAAGAAAAAGGAGGCTCAGAAAAAAGATGAAGTACTAGAAGCTGAGAAATTAGCTGCTCTTGACCGCATTCAAGACCCTGAGTTACGCGCTGGTTTGCTCTCTAAAGCCAGAGGTCAATTAATTGATGATAGCTCACGCGCTCAGTTGGTTGATTCTGCTCTCAGTGGTGATTATAAATCAGCCTTGGGTATTGGACTCAAGAAAATTAACTTCGATAGTAAGTAAGGTACAATAAAATTATGTCAAAGAAATACGCACGAAATCGCAACTCCATCTACGCAACCTTTCTTCGGGATTACCATAAGGCTGTAGCGGAATTTGCAACACAAGTAACAATTAACGAATCTGGAACTAACGAGGAGCAACGCCCTAAGTATCGACGAGGGGTTCGTGCTTCATTAGCATTGGGTGGTATTGGTGCTGGATATGGTCTTGGTAAAAATCCAGAGGCGCAAGAAGTTATTAAAACTGTAGGTAGCGATGTAAAAGATAGGGCAGTATCTCAGTCCCTACAAACTGCCTCCCAAGCTAGACAACTCGCACAAGATTTAGATATCAATCCTAGCAGATGGTTCGGTGGTCAGTAATGAATAAGAATGCTGATTTTAATTTCTTAGAGTCTGCGGCTGAAGGTGTTGCAGGGACTGGTGGAGCCATCGGTGGAGGTTATTTAGCAGTCAAAGCTGGTCAAGGTCTTCTTAAGCGCAAGTCAGAACGTGATGCTAAATATGACGGTATGGCATCCGATTTAGACTACCAATCTAATGTACGTGAAGCAGGTATGATTCAAGACCCTTCAGAGCGTAATGCAACACTTACTAAACTTCGTCGCGACTATGATGATAGAAAGGATTATTTAAAGTATAGGCGCGAAACTACCGAATCTGGTGGAAAAATAGCATTAGGCGCATTAGGCGGAGCTGCTGGTTATGGTTTAGCTAGAAACTGGGTAGATAGTAGTTTCGGCAAAGCAGATTTTAATAATCCCATTCATGGCACATTAGCTAAAGTTGGTGCTGCTGCGGGATTATTGTCTGGCTATCAAGATGCTGATAAAAAATATTGGGAAGGTAGAAAAGAAATTGAATATATTTCTGACCCTGAAGAACGTGCCAACAGACTACGCGATTACGACTCCCTTAACTCCAAACTTGGTCGCGCTGGTAGTATGTTAAAGTCTTCTGCTATTCGTGCTGGTATTGGTGCTGGCATCGGATACGTGGGTAGTAGAACTGCTGGTCATCTATTTGGCGACCGACCACAACCACAAGCACAACCTATAACTACAAATATGAACAAACAAATTAGAAAGAGTGCTAGCTTTGCATTACCTAACTTAAATCTACATCCTAACGTCAATCTTGGCGCTAAAATTGGTGCTGGCTTAGGTCTAGCTTCTGGACTTGGGATTGGCGAGTCAGATAGAGAACGCGAGAACACTGACCTTGGTGGTCGCCTTGGTAAGATTGTAGGTAAGACTGCGATTGGCGGAGGATTAGGTGCTGCGGCTGGCTATGGATATAATAAATTTAAGAATAAACCTATTAATACAGATAAACTTAATAAAGATGCAGATGAAGCATTCAAACAAGCCGAATCCCTGAAAGAGCCGAAAACTGTAACTGTAAATACAGCAGCTAACCAAAAACCTGCTCCATCTATTGATGATATAGATGCTGCAAACAAAGATAAATGGGAATCTTATATTGCAAATCGAAAAGTAAAACAAGAAAGTCCCATAAAGAGAGCTTATAATTTTTTAAATAGAGATATTACAGACCCAGAATTGCAAAGAGATTTGTATCGTGGGTATGTCGGTACTCGTCGTAAACTAGGACTATACAACAAAACAATGAGAAAATCAGCCAATTTCCAAGACCCAGCTACAATTCAACGCCTAATCCAAAAAGGTAGCACATATATCCCTCAAGACAATACTGGAGTTGTCAGCCTCGAAGCTACCTTACGCGGTAAGGTGCAGAAAAAGAAGTTGAGAGAGCCTAAAGTTCCTGCAAGTATGGGTGTTAAAGAAATCAACTCAATGATTGAATCTGGCAAACCTACTGGCAAGTATTTTAGTAAGTCGGTTCGTAAGTCTGCTGTATTTCAACAACGTGGATTGAAGTCTGAGGCTGAATTTGGTATTGGAAGAAGAATTGGTGATGCAATCAGCGCTCCTAGCTTACTGACGCAAGCAGGAAGATACATTGCTGACCCTTTGGGCAATACTTTTAAAAATGCTGCCAGTAATGCTAGAGGCGGAGTAGCTGGAGGACTATTAAACCGAGCGTTAAGTATCCTACCTAATGCTCAAGGGGCAAAAGCTAAAGTAGCTAAAGCAAACTCACTACAAGGTATTGGTGATTATTTACATACTAACGAAGGTGCTGACCGCGCCGCTATTGGTACTGGGCTACTCGCTGGAGGTGGGTTGTTAGCTCTAGGTGCGTTAGCAAGTCGTAAACCTAAAGTCCTCGAAGAAGAGCAGTATAAAACTCAATAATAGTCAGTCATTACGTCAGTTACGGGAAAAAGCCATAAATAATGCCATGCTGAGAAATTAGTGTGGCATTATTATTTTAATCCTAAAAAAGAAAATAATAAAAATGGATGAAGAACAAGATTTAGGCGCTCAGGACGCTGGTATGGAAGGAGCGACCGAACTCAACCCTACCAATGCTTTTGGCGAATTACTTCTAGACTTAATTGAAGCCCAATATGAAGGCGACATTGATGCTGGTGTACAAGCTCTCGTTCAAGCTACTGGTTTGAGCGAAGAAGACGTAACTGGCTACATTAGCGGTGAAAATATCGTTGATGATGCTGACATTCTCGAAGCAATGATTGGAGCTTTCCCTGACGCTAACGACGAAGATATTCAAACTATTATCGAAGTTGCAAGCGGAGTTGAAGAAGCTGACCGCGAAGCTCTAGAAGCACAATATGAAACCGAAGGCGCTGAAGGAGGCGCAGAAGAACCAGCTATGGCACAACAAGGCGCAGATTATGCGGCTGCTTATAATCCCGCAATCCAAGCTAACTTTAATCGTGCAGTTGCCGATGAAATTCAACGAGTACGTGCAGAAAATGAAGCTTTACATGCAAACTTTGCCAAAGCTCAATTTGAAGCTAATCTTTCTCAAGCTTTGACTGATTTGAACGCTCGTATTAGCCAAGACGTTGTAGATGGTATTATCACCCCTGCAATGAAGGAAGCTCTTATCGGTAATTTCTCTGACCCTCGCCAACGAGTAGCTCAGTTTACTGGCATTGCTCAAACTAACGGTGCGCGTGACTTGCAAGAACAACTCAATATGTCGGAGTTTGCTTATAGCTTGCTTCGTAATGTTGCCAATGTAACTCAGTTCACTGACTTCTCTGTTAGCGCTGAAGAAGTTGCGACTGCTAATTTCTCATCTAGCCTTGAAGAAGCTGCTAAGGGCGACCTTGTAGCTATGGGTCTGGATTTCGGACTATAAGGAGAACAGAAAAGAATGTATTTAACAACTCAAAAATATATCCGTAACGGTAAGGCAATCATTTTCAACGCCGCAGCTAAGAAAGTTGCAATCGATGGTGTTGAAATTAAGAGTGCCGATATTCAACTCAACTCTGAAGGGATTGCCGCAGTTCCTGAAGGTAGCTTCATCGCTACTACTGGCACTTCTGGCGAAAGAGTTGCCCGTTTTCTTCCTCGCACTCGCTTAAACGCTGCGACCGCTACTAACTCTCCTACTATCTCATTGAAGACTCCTTGCTCTCAATTCAAGGTTGGTGATGTACTGTACGCTAAGCATTGTTTCGCTCGAATCAAGTTTGTTGGCACTTTTGCTACTAGTGATGTTATTACTGCCAAGATTGGTGGTGTGACTTACTCGGCAACTGTAGGAGCTACTCAAACTGGTGCTGGTGCTGCTGCTGATTTCGCGACCGCTAACGCTGCTGCTCTGTTGACTGCTGGTATTACTTTTGCTCAAGTCGGTTCTACTGCTGTAGCTACTATCTACGCTAATGATAGCTATGATGTGTACTTCACTACCTCAGGCGCTGCTGGTCAAGTTGTTGTCGAAACTACTGAAGCTGGTTACTTAGGTGATAATCTCACTCCTTTAGGTACGATTCTCGCAATCGGTGCTGAAAATGCTACCACTGGTGTTCGTTCGGTGACTTTGGCTGCTAACGCTGCTCAAGCTCTACCTATCAACACTATTGTCGGTATTAACGTTGAAGAAGTTCTCGGTTTGTACCCTGACCCTGTAGACCTAACCAACGAGCCTGTGCGCCATTTTGCAGTTATCAGTGAAATTGCTGGTATCTATCAAAACAATCTGCCCTACATTGACCGTCAATTGAAGCGTTTGTTTGGTTTGCACTTGCACATTAAACCATACTTCAACAAATAACGGAGAAATATAAAAAATGGCAATGTCCCCTATTGAAAGCTTTTTAAAAGAAGCTCGTGCTGCTAAGGCGGCTGACTTGGTTATCAACAATACCCTTCGTCAGACCAAAGAACGCAGCAAAGTTCTCAACACTTATGTTCCCTTGATTGAAAAGACAGGTCGTGACTGGCTTGCTTATCTTGGGACAACCACAGACCCCATCGCATCGTTAGTTGCAACTGGTCAGGACTACCCTGAAGCGAAAAAAGGCGACTTCTCACGCATTCAAGCTCGTAACTTCAAAGCAGCGATTTCGTATCACTGGGAAGAAGATACTCAGTGGCGTATGCAAGAAGTTAGCGAAATCGCTAAGCTTCGCAACATCACCATTCAGAATATTCAAGTCTCTGAAGGTAAGGTGCAATTGGGTCAAGATAACGAATTGGCTAAGGTTATTTTTGGTTCTGTAGCTTCTCTTGTTCGTGGTCACATCAACTTGATTGACTATCTTGCTTGGCAGACTCTACAAACTGGTAAGATGGCGTATACCGACCGTCGTACAGGTCTGAACGTTTCACTTGACTGGCGAAAGGCTATTCCATTGAGACGCAACAACTTTCCATTTCCTGTGTATCAAACAGACTTTAATGGAACTGAAACTGTCGATAGCTTGAAACGCGATTGGACACAACATGAGACTGCTGACCCTTTACAAGACCTTGTAGATATGCACTCTAACTACAAGTGGGTTAATGGATTTCCTGCTGATGAGATTGCTATCTCTGAGCGTTTACTTCTGAACATGGTTCGTTGTAAGTCCGTTAAGGAAGCTGTAGTTACAGCTAATGTTATCGGTAACGTTATTACTGGTACTCCTAGCATCGACCAAGTTAATGAAGTTCTGACTCGCAGATTCCTGCCTAAGTTTGTCTTAGTTGACGATTATGTGGAATTGACTGATAACGAGGGCAAAGCAGTTCCTACTCGCGTACTTGATGAAGGTACTGTCGTGTTCTTGAGCCGTCAAGGTCAATTCAATCGTATCCTTGGTGGTACGTTGGAGAATGGAGGGAAGGCAGGGATTTACGTCAACACGTACACCAAAGCTGGAGACCCGCCTCTCTCCATCACCAACACTGCCAGTATGCAGTTGGTCAGCGCAGTGACAATCGGAAAAACTGGCGCAGCGCGCAAAATGAGCAAGCAAGCAAGCTTAGAATCGTCTGTCAGCTTAGCCGAGTTCAATACATGGGATTCAACTCAAGGACTCACTGTCATCTCCTAATACTAATCCTAATTAGTTAAAATTAAATCCCTCTTCCGACAGATTGTTGGTTGGGGGATTTTTGTTATTATGTATACAAGTGGTCTACCGAATAGCTACGGGAACGCAAATTAAGGATTGCCCGACCACTTTTTTTCTTTTTCCTTAATATCCTTATCACAGAATTATGAAACTTCCAAGAATTGCTGGCATCTATAAAATTACAAATACTCTAAATGGGCTTTATTACATTGGCTCTACCGTAAACATTAAGAAAAGACATTACGGGCATTTTTCAAAACTTAGAGTAAATAAACACGCTAATTTTCATCTGCAAGCTGCTTTCAATAAATACGGTGAGTCTGCTTTCCAATTTGAAATTGTAGAAGAATGTCTGGGTAAATCTATAGAAGAGCTAAGAGCCGTCGAGCAGAAATATCTAGACGCTATCCCAGATTGGCGTGAATGTTACAACATGGTAAGAATTGCTAATCATCTAAAAGCTTTACCACCTATTAAAGAATCTACAAGACAAAAGATGTCTCTCAGAAGAGGTGTGGCTAATCCCAACTTTGGTAAGAAGCATCCAGAAGAATTAAAGCTTGAGATGGCTGAAGTAAAAAGAGTTCGTGGGTCTGGTGTCTATATTACAAAAACTGGTACTTGGAAAGTGAACATCAAGCTTTTAGGAGAAAAGACAGACACTTACCTTGGCACATACCTTGGAGAAGCTATAGCAAGAAAGGTAAAAGACTTAGCTGAAAGGCTGTACTGGGATAATGATATTTCTGTAAAAGAAGAATTAGATACCCTAAAAAGAGGGGCAATAACAAATACTGTAAATGCACGTAAATATGGTACAGGCGTGAAGTTAACTGCTGATGGCACATGGCTGGCTATTATTTCTGTAAACCATAAGAAGATTTATCTCGGTATTTATAAAACAGAGCAGCTTGCACGAACAGTTAGAAGTTTAGCTGAAAAAGTTTATTGGGACAATGATGAATCTTTATTGCCAGAACTAGAAGCCGCTAAATTGCAAGCAAACACACCACATAACCAAAAACATTATGGTGGTGGAGTAGTGTTTGACAAAAGAAGAGGTGATTGGTTAGCTAGAATCCGTTTAAACGGTAAAACTGTGCAAGTAGGTACTTTCAAAACCGAAGCCGAAGCAAAAGAACGTCGTGTGCAAGCTGAAAAGTATTACTATGACGGCGACGAAAGTTTTGCTTATCTGTTTAACAAACCTAAAAAAGAAAAAGCTTTACCTACTGGGGTACAATTACGTGATAACGGTAAGTATCGTGCAGTAATCAATATAAACAATAAGAGGCATACTCTTGGAACGTTCACTGAACTTGAAGACGCAATCGCTGCCAGACTAGCCGCAGAACAATCTCTGCTATCATAAATACATCTACACTTATACAACTATGATTCCCAAAACACCCCCAAAGCAATATCGTATTTTTCCCGCATATATAAATTATGAAGGATTTGTAGTCCCAGAGGGTATCTACAGTGAAACAGAAATTGACATTGTAGAAGCCAGAGCTAAATCTACCGCAGTTCTGGTTAACGCTAGTGAGTTCCAAACCGTTACTCCCGCCAACCACAACCCTGACATCTCCTTCATTCCTAGCAACGACCTAACCTTCGACAATACAACCACAATCCACACAGTTAAAAAGCTGAAAATCAATAGCGCCCCTGCATCCGAAATTGAAGCTCTCAAGTTCGTTGGCAAAGTAGCGACCCAAAAAATTACCGAAGCTCGTAAAGATGCTAAAATTGAATCATATTCACAACTAGACCGCATCGCTCCACTCAAGAGCAAGAAATGGGAAGACATCGCCGTTATCGACTTTGAACTGCCCGACCCCACTCATGGTCTAGTATACGAAGGACTCAAGACATTCGGCTACACCGCAGAAACCACAAATGGAAAATCAGCTTAAAGCGCCAA